CATCAGCAGATGCAGAAATTAAAGACAATATAAGAGTTTTAAGAGATAGAGCTAGAGAATTAGCTAGAAATGACTCACATATTGCAAGATATTTGAATCTTATGGTTTCAAATGTCATAGGTAAGGCTGGTATTAGGCTAAGTGCAAAGGTAAGGCTTGATGATGATGTCAATCAAGGCAAATTAGATATACGAGCTAATAAACTTATTGAAGATGCATGGAAACAATGGTCAAAAATGGGTAATTGTACAGCTAATGGCAGATTATCGTTTTTAGATTGTCAAAAAATAGCTATTGAAGCCTTAGCAAGAGATGGTGAAGTCTTAATTAGGAAACTCAAGAAAGAAGACTCACCTTTTGGCTTTCAAATACAGTTTTTAGAAGCAGACCACTTAGATGAAGATTTAAACAAGCATAATCCTAAGACTGGTAATGAAATAAAGATGGGTGTTGAGGTTGATAAGTATGACAAGCCAGTTGCATACCATCTTTACAAGAATCATCCATTCGATAGAACTTATATGAATGAAAACGAGCATATAGTTGTACCTGCTGATGAAATAATACATCTATACATGCCAACAAGACCTGAACAAACAAGAGGTGTTACTAATATTGCAACTGTAATGGCTAATGTTAAGCAACTTAACGCATATCTTGAAGCTGAGATTGTTGCTGCAAGAGTTGCAAGTTCTAAAATGGGTTTCTTTACTTCGCCTGATGGTGATGGTTATGTTGGTGACTCAGAAGAGATAGATGGTAACCCAGTACAAACTGCAAATGCAGGTACATTTGAGCAATTACCAGCAGGTGTATCATTTCAGTCATTTGACCCACAACATCCAACAAGTGCATTTGAGGGTTTTACTTCTAGCGTATTAAGAAGCATAGCTAGTGGTTTAAACATTTCATATCATGCTTTAAGCAACGATTTAACATCAGTAAACTACTCTTCAATAAGACAAGGTAGCTTAGAAGATAGAAGTAGCTATCAAATATGGCAACAATTTATGATAGAACACATGATTGAGCCAATATTTGCAGAATGGCTAGAAATGGCTATTGCTACTAATTATTTATCACTACCAGTAGAAAAAATAGACAAATTTATTGCATCAGCAACATTTATACCTAGAAACTTTGCTTGGATAGACCCACTTAAAGAAATGAACGCTAATGTTATAGGATTACAAAATGGTACAGTTACATATAGTGACATATCAGCTAACTATGGTCGTGATGTTGAGGAATTATTTGAACAACATCAAAAAGAGGTAGAATTAGCTAAAGAATATGATATAGAATTAGCTTATCAGCCTTTTGGTGCTACTAAAGCACCTATAGAGCCTATAATTGAAGGTGGTGAAGAGGATGCCTAAACCTACAGGTGGCATGAAATCAGAAGCACAGAAAGGCTTAGATTGGCGGAAAGAGCATGGTAGAGGTGGCACTAGGGTTGGTGCTGTTAGAGCTAGGCAAATAGTAGCTGGTGAAAATCTATCAGATGAAACTGTTAAAAGAATGTTTAGCTTTTTTAGTAGACATGAAGTTGATAAAAAAGCAGAAGGATTTAGTCAAGGTGAAGATGGCTACCCTTCAAATGGTAGGATTGCATGGGCACTATGGGGTGGCGATGCAGGTTATACTTGGTCAAGAAGACTAGTAGAAAAAATGAAAGAGGAAAAATCTATGAAGGATAAAGAAGATAGACATATATTAAATGTAAGCGAAACAGATGAATCTGTTATTGTTGAGTTTGCAAAAGAGCATCAGGAAGAGGTTGAAGAGGAAGTCATAGAAGAGGAAAACTATGAAGAGCCTGAAGATGAAAGAAAAGTTGTTGATATGCCGATGCGATATAGAAACATAGACCTTTCAAGAGCAAAATTTATTGATGAAGATACAAGGACTGTAAGAATAGGTGTATCTTCAGAAGAGCCAGTTGAGAGATCATTTGGCATGGAAATACTAAGTCATAAAGCCGATGATATTAATATGGAATTTATTAATTCAGGCAGAGCACCTTTACTTTTAGATCATGACATGACTAAGCAAATAGGTGTTATAGAAGATTTCAGACTAGATGAAACAGCTAAAAGGACAATTGCTGTAGTTCGATTTGGTAAAAGTCGACTTGCTTCAGAAGTGTTTGAAGACGTGAAGGATGGTATACGAATGAATATTTCAGTCGGATATCGTGTAAATAAACTAATGAGAATAAAAGACTCTAAAGAGGTTGCTTATAGAGCAGCTTGGACTCCTATGGAAGTATCTTCTGTATCAGTTCCTGCTGATCAAAGCAGACTAGTTGGTGTTGGACGTTCTCAATCTTTTAAGGAGATAAAAATGGATAACGAAGTCAATTTAGACGAAGTTAAAGCTAAATCTGCTGAAGAAGTCAAAGCTGAATTAAAAAGAAACTCACAAGAGATTTACAAGTTAGCTGAAAGACATAATCAAAAAGACTTAGCTGCAAAAGCAATCGCTGAACACAAAACTATTGAAGAGTTTAGAGGTGAATTACTAGAAACTATTGCTAGTAAGCCACTTGAAACTCCAAAAGATATTGGACTAAGCAAAAAAGAAATGAAGAGATTTAGCCTAGTAAGAGGAATTAACGCACTAGCCAACCCTTCAGATAGAGCTGCTCAAAGAGCTGCAGAATTTGAATTTGAATGTTCTGCTGCTGCTTCTGAAGCATATGGAAGAAACTCACAGGGTCTTATGTTACCACCTGAAGTATTAAGAGATTGGAATCAAAGAGATTTGAATACAACTGATGATGCTGGTGCGGTAGGACAAGACTTTAGAGCTGGTGATTTCATTGATGCATTAAGAAATTCATCTTCAGTAATGTCAGCAGGTGCTACATTATTAAGAGGATTACAGGGTGACGTAAAAATACCTAAGAAAACTGGTACTTCTACTGCTGCTTTCGTATCAAGTGAAGGAACTGCTGTTGCTGAGTCAGAAATGGCTATTGGCAGTGTGACTCTCAGCCCTAAAACTTTAGGTTGTTTTACAGATGTTACTAGACAACTGTTAACTCAAAGTTCTTTAGACGTTGAGAATCTAATCAGAAACGACATAGCACAAAGCATGGCTTTAGCTATTGATGATGCTGCTTTAGAAGGATCAGGCTCTTCAGGTAACCCAACAGGTATCAAAAATACATCAGGTATCAATACTGTAACATTTGCTGCTGCTAACCCAACATGGGCAGAAACAGTAAATATGGAAAGTCAAGTTGCTGTAGACAATGCTCTACTAGGCAACCTTTCTTACATTATGAGAGCTGATAATTATGGTACGCTAAAAACAACTGAAAAGGCTTCAGGCACAGCTCAGTTTGTTGTAGATAGAGATGGTAGAGTTAATAACTATAATGTTATTGTTTCTAACCAACCTACTGCTGGTGATCATTACTTTGGTAACTTCTCAGACCTATTAGTTGGATTCTTTGGCGGTCTCGATATAATCGTAGACCCATACACTAATTCTTCTTCAGGAACAGTTAGGGTAGTGGGGATTCAGATGGTAGATGTTGCGGTTCGAAATGCAGTATCTTTCTGTTTAGGTAATGACGGTTAATGGTATTAACCACTGAAAATGGTGGGGTGAAAAACCCCACCTCTATTAAGATGCATAAATATTTAATATTGAGAGACACAATAGCTAACAAACAAAGAGTTAGTGTTGGAGATATAGTTGAGTTAGATGCAGCTCAAGGTTTTGATCTTGTAGCCAACAAAAAGGCTGAACTATATAAAGAGAAACCAAAAGCTAAAAAGGCAAATAGAAGCGTAGGTCTTAAAAAATCTGAAACTAAAGCAGTAAAAAAAAGAGCTAAAAAATAATGCCTATCGAGAGTTCAGCAGATTTTAACTCTTATGTAGACCCAAATGCTCATGGCGTATCTGCTACTTTCATTGAAACCCAAACAACTTTATGGGATTCTAGAACAAGCCTTATAGATACTTGGCATGATATAGATACAGGTGACTCTTATCCTATAAATATAATTATTGATCAAGAATACTTTAGTATTGCAACTGGTTCAGTGCCAGTAGATGGTTATCAACCAAGAGCAATAATAAAAGCAACTGATGCACCATACATAAATCATGGTGATCAAATAAAAGTAGATGCTATTACTACAAATAATGGCAATACACTTGTACCACAAACATTATTCACAATTAAAACAGTAATGCCTGATAATACAGGTCTTATTGAAGTGGTTTTAGAGGAACAATAATGTCACAGTATATGTTAGAGACTGAAGAGGATATGTTGGCATATTTTGATGTTGATTTTGGTCATGCTATTAACGCAACTTATATAAGAGGTGGTGTATCTACAGCTATAAAGATTATTTTAAATAGAGAGTATGTAGAGCAAGACACAGGTATTGGTGTAGAAGCTACTAAACCTATAGCATATTGCAGAAGCATAGATGTTCCTAGTGTTACACAGGGTGATTTACTTAATGCAAGTGCAACAACAACTGTTGAGGGTGATATACTAAAAGCAGCACAAAATTATACTATAATTGATGTGCAAAAAGATCGAACAGGTCTTACTGCTTTAATGTTAGAGGAAGTGTAATGGCAAATCATATAAGACAACAAATAAGAGAATATTTTGGCACTACACTAACTGGTTTATCTACAACTGGTTCTAATGCTTATGAATCTAGAGTCTATCCTATAGAAAACTCTAAATTACCAGCTTTAGTTATATATACAAAGTCAGAAACATCAGAGCCTATTGTTATAGGTACTGATAGAGTTATGAGTAGAGAATTATCAGTAGTTGTTGAAGGCTATGCAAAGGCAACAAGCAATTTTGATGATACTATTGATACAATAAGTAAAGAGGTTGAGGAAGCTATTGCTGCTGATAGAACATTAGGCGGTTTAGCTAAAGATACTTATCTTGAATCAACTCAAATAGATTTTAACGCTGAAGGTGAGAAACCATTAGGTTTTGTTTCTCTAACCTTTATAAGTAATTACTATGTTAAGGAAAAAAATCCTGACGTAGCAGTATAATAGGAGATAATTATGAAAATGATTAGTCCAAATGGTAAAGTTTCTATAATAGCTCATCCTTCTAAGGTTGAGTCTTTATTGAATATGGGTTGGAAAGAGGAAGCAGTCCATTCGCAAGATAAAATTAAATCTTCTTCTAAGAAAAAGTCGAAAGACGAGGTAGAAAATGGCAACACATAAAGGAAGTGAAGGAACTGTAAAAGTCGGTTCTAATGCTGTAGCTGAAATAAGATCATATTCAATTGAAGAGTCTGCTGATACTTTAGAAGATACTTCAATGGGTGATTCTGCTAGAACTTATAAATCATCATTGACTTCTTTCTCAGGAAGTTTAGATGTATTTTGGGATGAGACTGACACATCAGGTCAAGGTGCTTTAACTATTGGCTCAGAAGTAACATTAAATGTCTATCCTGAAGGAGATGCATCAGGTGATACTTATTATACTGGTTCAGCTATTGTTACTGGTGTTTCAAGAAGTGCATCATTTGATGGATTAATTGAAGCAAGTATTTCAGTGCAAGGCAATGGTGCTTTAACATCGACAACAGTATAAAACGATGTCAGTAATAGAAAAGGCTAAAGCTCATTTTGATTCTTTAGAAATCAAAGAGATAGAGATACCTGAGTGGAGTGATGGAGATAAGGTTCTTAAGATATATGCAAAGCCATTGACGTTAGCAGAAATGTCAAAATTGCAAAGATATGCAAAGGACGATGATGTTGCATTAATGGCTTATTGCTTAATATATAAAGCCTTAGATTCTGAAGGTGAAAAAGTATTTGACCTTTCAGACAAACATGCACTTATGAATGGTGTTGATAAAGATGTACTTGCAAGAGTAGCAACTGAAATCATGTCCAGTCCAAGTGTAGAGGAACAAGCAAAAAAGTAGCAGAAGATAAGGACTTATTTGCTAAATACTATCTAGCTGAAATGTTGCATTGCACATTACAGGAACTAGAAGACAAAATGACCTTATCTGAGTACACTGGATGGATAGCTTACTTAGAAGAGAAAAATAGGCAAATGAAAAATGGCAACTGATTATAAATTTAGAATCACCGCACAGGATAAGACTAAAGGTGCATTTAATTCTGTAAATAAAAACGTCAATAGCACAACAAAGGCTATGAAAAAACTTGCAGGTGCTTTTGCAGGTGCTTTTGCTGTTAGACAATTAGTGCAATTTGGTAATGAAGCTATGAAACTAGCAGATGAAGTAGGTAAAACTGCTGATAAGCTAGGCATAACAACAGACTTTTTGCAAAGGATGCAATTTGCTGCAGAGCAAACAGGTATAGCTACTAATACTCTAAACATGGGTCTGCAAAGATTTACAAGAAGGGTTGCAGAAGCAAGAAATGGTACTGGTGAAGCAAAAGCAGCTTTAGAGCAGTTAGGTATTGCGTTAAATGATTCTGAAGGTAATGCTAGATCAATAGAGGATATTTTGGCAGATGTTTCAGATGGTTTAGCTAATACTGCTGATAGTGGTGAAAAAGTAAGACTTGCTTTTAAATTCTTTGATTCAGAAGGTGTTGCTTTAGTTTCTACATTGGGTGAAGGCTCAGAAGCTCTAAAATTATTGACTGAGTCTGCAACAGGTGTAATACCTGAGCAAACAATTAGAGACGCAGAAAGATTTAACGATGCAATGAATCGTTTACAAAGACAAGTTTTAACACCTTTAAGAAATGAATTAATTAAAGTAGCTACTGCATATTTAGATGTTGCTGAAGCTATGGGATTGATTGACCCTGAGCCACAATTAAAAAGTTTAGATGAGCTAAATGCAGAATATGATGCATTGCAACATAGTATAGTAGCAACTACTTTAAGCCTTAGAGATAATACAAGGCAAGATGAAGAAGCTATAGAAGTTAGAAAAAAATTAAGAGAGCAAGTAACAGCAGATATAAAAGAAAGAGATAAACTGTTACAAACTATCCAAAAAGTAAAAAAAGCTCAAGAAATAAGAACAATACCTACAACATTAGTGGGCGAAGATACAACCAAGAAGATAAAAGAAAACATAACTATAGTTAAATCTTTTGCAGATACAGTAGAAGGTCAATTAACAAATGCATTTACAGATTTCTTTGACCTAACAACAGAAAAATTTGGTGACTTCAAAGAATTAGCTACATCAGTTGCAAGAGCAGTTATAAACGAGCTTATACAAGTATTTATAGTACAAAAAGCAGTAGGCATGGTTAAAGGTACTATAAGTGAAATGGGTAGTATCATTAGTGGTGATTTTGGTAATGCTGTTGATGCTCTAAGTGATTTTGATGGCGGTGGTTTTACTGGTACTGGTGTAAGAGCTGGTGGTTTAGATGGTAAAGGTGGCTTTATGGCTATGGTGCATCCAAATGAAACTGTTATAGACCACACAAAAGGTCAAACAGTCGGTGGTGCTACAGTAAACTTCAACATATCAACAGTTGATGCTGCTGGATTTGATCAATTATTAGCATCAAGAAAAGGATTAATAACACAAATAATTAACAATGCCATGAATACTCAAGGCAAAATGGGGATAGTATAATGGCAGGAACTTTTCCAACAGACCCAAACTTTAGAGCTTTACAATTTAAAGACAATAGACCTGTATTACTGAATCAAACGCTATCAGGTAAAAAATCAGCAAGACAAATAGGTGCACAATACTTTTCCTTTACAGTACAGATGCCACCAGTTGACCAGTTAAAAGCACAGGAAATATTTGCTTTCTTATCTAAACAAAAGGGTGGTTTTGAAAACTTTGACATAACAGCACCTTTAAACAATAAAGGAACTAGTCATAGTGAAACTGATATAGTTGTTAATGGTGCAACTGCTGTAGGTGCAAGTGCTGTGCCTATGGATGGTTTTTCACATACTAATCATGCATTAAGGGCAGGTGATCTAATACAATTTGCAAGTCATTCAAAGGTTTATATGGTGCAAGATGAGGTAACAGCATCAGGCGGTTCTGCCACTGTTAATATATTACCTAATTTAGTAGCTGCTCTAGCAGACAATGAAGCTGTAACTGTTAATAAACCAAGTTTTAAAGTATATCTTGAAAATGATGAAATAATGTATTCAACAGATGCAAGTGGTTTTTACAGTATTTCATTTGATGTTAGAGAGGTTATTGAGTAATGCCAAGAACCTTATCAACAGGTTTACAAAACCAAGTATCAGCACAACAAACCAAAACAGCATTTCTTGTTGAATTAGGTTTGTCTACAACTATAAGACTTACTGATTGGTATTCAGATGTTACATACAATTCTAATTCTTATGAAGCTGGTGGTTCTTTTTTAACAGTAGACTCAGTTGCAGAAACAGGGCAACTACAAGTAGATGAAATTAATATTGGTTTTTCAAATGTAACCAATCAAGTCAGAAATTTAGTGCAAAGCGGTGCATTTACAGATAAAACTGTAGAAATATATTTAGCTTACTTTGATGAGAATGAAACTTTAGTTGGTGCTATAAATTATTTCACAGGTCAAGTCAGAAGTGTATCTATTTCAGAAAGCGTAGAAAATTCTGTAATAGCAATGACTGTGGCCTCGCATTGGGCAAATTGGAACTTAACCAAAGGTAGGCACTATTCAGATGAGTCTCAACAAGCGGAGTATTCAGGTGATAAGGGTTTAGAGTTTGCTACACAAGTAAAATCAGATGTAAGGTGGGGTAGCTAATGGCTCTTGATAAAGTTGTAAAATTTTTTGTAGACATTTATAAGGCTTATAAGGCTAGCGAAACAGCTCAAGCAATTTATACAGCCTTTACAATCATAACTGCTGTTGTAGGTGTTAAAGGGTTCTTACAAGCTAGACAAATGATGTCTAAAGGTCAGGACATTTTAGCTAACAAGACTGCTGCTGGTGGCAAGATACCAGTTATATATGGAACAAGAAGGATTGGTACTCAAATTGTTTATATGGACACAGCACAAAACAGGTCAAGAGATCTATTTGTAGTGTATGCATTAGCAGTTGGTGAATGTGATGAGATTATTCCAAACTCAATAGAGATTGATGGCAATAGCATTTATGATGGAAATATCTACAAAGGTGGTGGATATGTAGGCTCAGATAGATATGGGCAAACTGGTTATGGAAATCACAGGCCTTTAAATACCGCATCTCAAGTAGGAGACAATCAATATTCTAGTGCTGGTAATTTAGGTACTAATCCAGCTCTTAGGTATTCTTTTGTATTTAACTTACATCATGGTGCATCTTCACAAACAGTAGACCCAATGCTTTCAGCATCTATTGGTTCACAATGGACAACAGCACATAAATTAAATGGAATATGCTATATAGCTGCTTCATTTGATTACGATAAGAAAGGTATGTATAAAGGCGTACCGCAAATAACAGTACAAGTTAGAGGTAAGAGGGTTTTTGATCCAAGGGATAATTCTACAAAATGGTCAAGCAATCCAGCTTTATGTTTCTTAGACTACATACAAAATGATGAGTATGGTAAAGGTTTGGCAACATCACAAATCAATATGACTGCCATAGGAACTGCTGCTGATAAATGCGATACCTTAGTAGATCAACCTTACTACAATGGAAGTTATCAGAGTTTTACATGGAGTGGCGATACAGGTAATGATTATATTCTTATTAATGACAATGATGAATGGTGGCAAAATAAAATAGATGAAGTTGTAGATATAAAAGACTCTGATGGTAATTTAGTTATTGATGAGAAAGATGTTAAAGATAGTTCTAGGTATGAGTTTTACGACCAAACACAAGAAAACAGATTATATATAGATGATACTTTACAAGAAGATTATACAAATGAAGCTGGAACTATAAGAGGTAGAACTAAGAGATTTCATTGTAATGGTTATATTGACACTAACAAAAATGTCATGGATAACGCTAAAGAATTACTTGCAAACATGCGTGGTATCTTTAATTATATTGATGGCAAATATGAATTACAAATAGAAGATACAGGTACTTCTACATTTAGTATTACTGATGATCACATCATAGCTGATGCTGGTATATCAGTTGATTATGGTAATAAAGATAAAAGAGCCAACAAAGTTGTCATTGAGTTCTTTAATGCAAATAAGAAATACGAACTAGATACAGCTACAGTTTTACATGATGCTTCACCTGAGTATTATTCAGATGATGGTGAGATATTAGAAGTTAAAGCTGAATTCCCTTATGTAACAGACCCATATATTGCTTATAACATGGGTAAGGCTATCTTAACTAGAAGCAGAAATCAGACCACTATGCAGTTCTTAGGAACTCCTGAGATGTATAAATTAAATGTAGGTGATATTGTTGACCTTACTTACTTGCCTTTAAACTTTAATGTAAAAATTTGCAGAGTAGAAGCATTAGAGTTGCAAGCTAATGGGTTAGTTGCTGTTAGCTTAATTGAGTACTTTGATGTTTATACATGGGAAGTACCAGCTCAAGAACCAACAACTATTATAGCTAAACCACCAACTATAGGTGCTATACATCCACCTGAAGCAAATAGCATTGTATTTACTGATACTGATTCTTCAGCAATCAATAGACCTGCTTTAACGTGGACTGAGCCAACCGATTTTCCAGTAAGGCAATACAGAGTAGATGTAGTTGATAGTTCAGATAATAATGTCTTCAGTAAAATAGTAGATACGCCTTCAGTTGATTTAGCCTTCTTACCTAAAGGCTCTAACTATGAAGCTAGTATTACAGCTTTTAATGGTGTTGGTATTGAATCTAACGCATCTACTAAAACATTCACTATTGCAGATGACCCAGTAAAGACAACTGAGGTAGAAATGAATGGGGTTACTATGTCAACAGTTGAAACTTATGGAACTGTATCAGGCAAATCAGGCAACTATGTAAACTTCACAAACAAAGTTAATTTTGAACAAATAGCTGAATTTCAAGATGGCTTGCTTGTAGATGGCGGCAATGTTCAATTTGAAAATCCAGTTACTTTTGTAGATGGTTTTGTTGGTCAGGGTATTTTTGATATTGGTAGTGGTGCAATAGAGTTTAGTTCTTATACACCACCCTCAACAACAGATAGGTTATATAGAGTGGGTAGTGCTTTACATTATAGTGGTGAAGAGCTAGGCAGAGTATCTAATGGCACACCAGCATCAGCTACCGCTACTGGTACTACAGGTGAAATACAATGGGATGCAAACTACATCTATGTATGTGTTGCAACAAACACATGGAAGAGGGTAGCGATAAGCACATGGTAATAGTAAACTAATAAGACACAGAGATTTAATATGGCACAACACGATTACAACTTAGCAAACCAATCAGGGGCAGATTTTAGAGCAGATTTAAACAATGCTCTATCTGCTATAGCAACAGTCAATAGCGGTGCTACAGCACCTTCTACAACCTTTGCACACCAGTTATGGGTAGATACATCAAGCAGTGTTTTAAAGATAAGAAACGCAGCTAATGATGCTTGGGTTACAACTGGTGTAAGTATTACAGCAGATAATACTTTTACAGGTAACATAACAGGTAATGCTGCTACAGCTACAGCACTAGAGACTGCAAGAACAATTAATGGTGCATCTTTTGATGGTACTGCAAACATATCTTTTGATACTGATAGTGTTAGTGAAGGTTCTAGCAATCTATATTTTACAAATGCTAGAGTTGAATCTTACTTAGATGCAGGAACTTCTACACCTACTTTTGCAAGTGCAGTCATTAATACGAGTATTACAGGTTCAGCTATTTTAGATGATGATTCTTTTGGAACTGCAAGTGCTACAACAGTTGCCACCTCTGAATCAATTAAGGCTTATGTAGATAGCCAAATAGGTAGCGTAGATACATTAGCTGAAATACTTTTAAATGGTAATACTACAGGCGGTACTGATATTGCTTTTGGCGATAATGACAAAGCCATATTCGGTACAGGCTCAGATTTACAAATCTTCCATGATGGTAGTAATTCAAACATTGTTGATACAGGAACAGGCTATTTATCTTTAAGAGGTACTGATTTAAGACTACAAGATTCTACTGGTTGGAACTTTGTTATATGTACAGATTTAGGACAAGGTGGTGAAGTAGCTTTGTTACATTCAAATATTCAAAAGCTGAAAACCACTAGCACAGGCATAGACGTAACAGGAACAGTTACAAGTGATGGTTTGACTGTTGATGGTGAAGGACGAATAGAAGAAACAGGCGATGCTGCTAGACTTGTTGTAGCAAGAACTGATAGTGCAAATGCAGCTGAATCAGCTAGTATGGATTTACTTGAAAGCACTGCCACTGGTGGCTCTTTTGGTACAGCTAATAATTATGGTTTTAGATTAGATATAGATGGTAGTGCAAATACTTTTAATATCAAAAGTGGTGTACAAACATCAGTAACTAAAAGATTTCAAATAGGTAGAGACACAGGAGACATCTCCTTCTATGATGACACAGGCTCAACGCAAGGTTTCTTTTGGGATGCTAGTGCTGAGAGATTGGGTATTGGCACAACTTCGCCAGTTTCAAAATTAACCGTAGGTGATAATACAACCAACGCAACTGCTATATCTATTAGTACACCTTTTGCCACTAACAACTATGGTGACTTGGTGTTTACCACAGTAGGGACAACTACTTATAACGCTAGAATTAGAGCTACAGTTCCAGGAAACGGAACAAGAGAATTATCATTTATAACAGCTAAAAATGCATCAGAAAATACAGTTATGACGCTTGATGGTGATGGCAACGTTGGAATCGGCACAAGTTCACCAAACGCTAAACTAACATTACAAAACGGATTACAAAGAATAAACTCTACTGATGGTTCTAGCGATGCAAGAATACAATTTAGCATGACAGATGGTTCTAATGTACCTACGGCATGGGTAGGTATTCCAAGTTGGAACAAAGATGCATTTTATATTTTTGGGCCAACTGCAACTGCTAACGAATCAGCAGCATTTTACACGAATGCAAATTGGGTTTTCCAAACAGGTAATACTGAAAGAATAAGAATAGATAGTAGCGGGAATTTATTAGTTGGGAAGACTTCAGCAGACTTTGGTGGAACGCAAGGTGTTGAGCTTAGACCAACAGGAAACTCTTACTTTACTAATACTAATGGTAATGCTCTTCGATTGAGAAGAAATAGCTCGGATGGAGAAATTTTAACATTCAGAAAAGACGCAACAACAGTTGGAAGTATTGAAGCTGCAACAAATACAAATACTGATATTTCTATAGGTTCTGATAATGTACGTTTATTATTTTTTACTAATGGAAGTGCAATTGTACCTAGAGCTGCTAGCAACGCATCGGCTGACAATACAATTGATTTAGGTAATTCAGGTAACAGATTCAAAGACCTTCACCTTTCAGGTACAGGTTACTTTGGTACAAGTGTTGGAATAGGCACAGTTTCGCCAAACAATGGCAACCTACAAATTGGTGATTCAGATGCAGACTTTAATATTGCAGTAGCAGGTGCTAGGTCAAAGTTTGGTTATGACAGTTCAAATAATTCTGCTGTTGTTCAAGGTGGTATTACTAAAGGTATTATTTTCTGTGTAAATAATTCTACTTTTGGCTCGGGAGAAGCTGGAAGGTTTGATGCATCAGGTAATCTGTTGGTAAATAAAACTGGTCTTGATGTCACAAATGTTGGACATGAATTGCGTTCAAGCGGTTATTCAGCATCTACAAGAGATGGCTCTACTGTTGGTTCATATACTATACTAAACTCAGATGGAACTATTTTAGAGTTCCGCAAAGATAGTGCAGCAGTTGGAAGTATTGGTACTAATGGTGGTGATATATACATTGGTACTGGTGATACTAATTTATTATTTACAGATGGCTCAGACAAAATAATACCTGCGAATACAGGTGGTGCTAGTCGTGATGGTGCTATTGATTTGGGTGGAAGTTCTACAAGATTCAAAGACATCTATGCCACCAACGGAACTATCCAAACCTCAGACATAAATGAAAAACAAGACATAGAAGAACTATCAGAAGCAGAAACTAGAGTTGCAGTTGCAGCTAAAGGTTTACTTAAAAAGTACAGATGGAAGTCTGCTGTAGCTGATAAAGGTGATGATGCTAGAATACACTTTGGTATAATGGCACAAGATTTACAACAGGCTTTTAGTGCTGAAGGTTTGGATGCAGGTGATTATGGTATGTTTATATCAACCACTTGGACAGACGAAACAACAGGCGAAGAGAAAACTAGGTTAGGAGTCAGGTATAATGAACTCTTAGCATTTATTATTGCAGCAATATAGGAGAAATATAACATGGCAAATACATACACATGGGATTGTAAAACAGTAGATGTTTATCCCACATACGAAGAACATACTGACACAGTATATAACGTACATTACAGATTAAACGCTGAGAGCAGCGAGACACACGAAGTAGATGGTCAAGAAGTACCATATACTGCTAGTGTTTATGGCACTCAGTCTTTATCACTAGAGGATATTGATTCTGACTTTATACCTTTTGCAGACTTAACCAATGAAGTGGTTACTGGTTGGGTAGAAGGCATTATGGGTGAAGAGGAAGTAGCAAACTTAAAATCTGCTTTAGACTCAAAAATAGCTGAAGAGATTAACCCAACTACTGAAACAAAAACAATAGGTGAATAATATATGGATACTTTAATAGGATTAATTATTGTAATAGGTATAGCTTTATTTATAATAAAAACAAAGAAGCCACAATGGCTAAAACTTATAAAAAATAAAATACTTGGAGAGTAATATGAGTGAAGAGAAAAACGTAATAATTAATTTTAATGGTAGAGAATACACAGCAGAAGATTTAAACGAAGAGCAAACTCGTTTAGCTGTTGAATTAAACGTAGCTGGAAGAGAACTAGCAGAGCTACAAAGAAGCTACAATCTCTATAACATGATTAATAATCATAAGAACATATTGATTGAAGCTTTTGATAAAACTCTACCTAAAGAGGAAGTAAAAGAGGAAGACTAATGGCAGCTCGTAAGACCGCATCTGAAGTTCATACACAACTGCAAGTGCATGAGAAGATGTGCGAGGAAAGATGGAAAACCATCTATCGCAAAACAGATGATTTACAAGCATCAGTCAATAGCTCAAAAGCTTGGCTTGTTGGCGGTCTTACAACTATTGTAGCTTCTTTAATAACCCTAATAGTAAAAAGCACGTTTTGAGCATAACCAAAATCGCTGAAGTAGCAAACAACGTCTTGGACAAATTTGTTCAGGATAAAGATTTAAAAGAACAACTATCACATGACTTACAAAAAGAACTTATATCTTTGGATAAAGCACAAATTGCTCTTAATGCTGAAGAAGCGAAAAACGGGAACTGGTTTGTATCGTCATGGAGACCCTGCATTGGATATGTTTGTGGGTTTAGCCTTTGCACTCATTACATTATCTTGCCTATCGCAACTTGGATAGCTGTAGTTAGCGGTACTGATTTACAACTTGAAAAACTTGAGTTTGATTTTTCGCAACTTACTACAATTCTTTTATCCTTACTTGGAATGTCATCACTTAGAACAGCAGAAAAGTTCAGAGGAGTCCATAACAAATAATATGTACGATAAAGTTAAAAAAATGCTAGTTAGGCATGAAGGAAACATGTGTACTATCTATACTTGCAAGGCTGGAAAAATCAGCGTGGGTGTGGGTAGAAACTTAACTGACAATGGCATATCAGAAGATGAATCTGATTACATGTTAGAAAACGACATAAAGAGAGTTTACAATAATTTAGATAAACACTGGGCAGTTTGGCGTAGCTTTCCTGAAGAAGCTCAAATGGTTTGTATAGACTTAACCTTTAATCTTGGCATAAATGGATTTATGAACTTTAGAAGAACAAGAGCATTGATGGAAATGGAAATGTGGCTACAAGCATCAGAGGAATTACTAGATTCAAAATATGCAATTCAATTACCAGTTAGAAGCTCTTACAACTCACGACAACTTGCACTATGTACACAACATGGCAAACAAAACATCGGAAGATCATCAAAGTAATTCAAGACTTGGTGCTTTGGGTGAATCCTTAGTACAAACATTCTTATTGGAATACGCTGACTTTGTTTATCCAACTCAAGACAAGCACCCAGCAGATATCCTAGCTGAGATAAATAATGCAAAATACACAATACAAGTCAAAACAAGAAGAGAGTCAAGACAAGGCAAATACACTTTTGCATCTGAAACATCAAGAGCAATGTCAGAGATTTATAAGAACTATCATTGTGATATTCTTGCTTTCGTTTTCTTTAGCCAAGAACATAAGCGAATTCTCTTCAAACCAAATACTACTTCGCAAACCTACTTCACCTTTGATAAAAAGATAATCACTCCAAACCTAGAAATAGACTCCTTACAAGAAACCTTAGACACACTTAGCCAAGTGCCAGTATTGAATCCTTTGAAATAAATACTTGCTATTTATATTTTTATGCATTAATATTTATATATTAATTAAATAAGGAGTTAGTATGCAAACAAACGAAGTAACATTTAACATAGTGGGTGCTGGTCAAATTAGACTACCAAAAAGAGAAATAAGAGGTTATTACAAAGACTTCTTAACTGGTGAAACTAAAGTGCAAGTTGGTGAGTCTGAGCATGTAGTCAGAGAATCATTGACTGAGATCATGTACCTTATGGGTATAGTGCAATGATTGAAGAGCTAAAAGAATACCAGTCTCAGCAACGTGGCAAAGCATGGGTGTTCAAAGATATACCTAACAAAGACTATCATGCAGGTGTTGGTGTTAGCAGTAGTTTCATTAGAAGGTTTGGTGAATCACAATTACATGCAATAAAGCATCAACAAGAAACAACACCAGCTATGAGGTTTGGAACTGCAGCTCATTCTTTGCTTGTAGAAGGTCAGGAAGCCTTTGATAAAGAAGTGGTTGTTATTACTGGTAGTCCTTACACAAAGGCTAACAAAGAACTCAAAGAAGAGTATGAGAAGAGAGGTTTGATTGCACTTAAAGAAACAGACGTAGAGTTAATACAAGGCATGAAAGATAACATGATCTATGAAGGTAATGCATATCTTGATGCTAAAGGTAAAGTAGCTGAGAGTAGTTTCTATTGGTATGAGGATGATGTGTTGTGTAAGTGTAGGCCTGATTTGATATGTCCGCCTTTAGATAACCCTAACTCTAAAGATGAGATAGTTATAGTTGACTACAAGACTACACAATCAGTTGAACCTTATACGTTTGCTAAGTCAGTTAAAAAGTTTAGATACGACTTACAAGCATCATATTATAGACGTGGTATGGAAGCTGCTGGTTATAAGGTTACTGACTTTGTGTTTGTTGCTCAAGAAAAGACTTATCCTTATGCATCTAAAGTATTTAGAATGACTAAAGAACAGATGGACTTTGGTTGGTCAATAATGGAAAGCTACTTAGAGGACTTTAAAGAATACAAGAAAGGTAAGCCTTTAAGTATTTATAATAGTGCTAATGTTATTGATTTGGTGTTGTAGGTAAGGGCAAATAGATAATGAGAGTATTTAGAGTATGGAGAGTTTATCAAATGCCCTTATGGATAGTATAAGGTTTTTAACTAAAGATGTAATAAATGCTTTGCTTTATTATCAAATAAATTTTAATATAAATATGGAGAGTCAAAACAATGGATGAGAAAAACAAAAAAGCACTTTGGATTCCTGAAGAGCTACACAAAGACATAAAAATCTTTGCAATAGAAAATAACTTAACAATAGAACAAGCCAGTCAGATGCTAATTAAACTTGGTATGGTGACTTATGAAGCAGAGAAAGGCTATGACTCAGTATAAAGACATTGTAGAGCTGCAAAGACTAAAGCTAAATAAAGAAAGAGATGAGTGGTATATCCATGTAAACAATGGTGCTGGTTATACTGAGGTAAAACAAGGTAACACTTTAACCATTACTTACCACGATACTGGTAAAAAGGAGATCATAGTAAATGCCAATTAACAGCAGAACAAAAGGTGCAGCTTTTGAAAGAGTTATATGCAAAAAGATTAATACCTATCTTGCATCTAAAGGTAGCACTGAGACTGTTAAAAGAAATTTAGATCAATATCAAACCAAAGGTATGGCTGACATTTACTGGGGTAACTTAGCAATAGAATGTAAGAGATACAAAGGTAATGGCAGAAGCGATGTATTTAAAAACGACTGGTGGAATCAAGCAGTAGAGAGTGCTAACGATAACTTAATACCAGTATTAATTTATAAGTATGACAGACGCAAAATTATGTGTGTGATACCTCTATATTTGATGGAGAGTGGTTATAAAAAGAATTGGGAACAATACTATATGTGCCCACTATCAGAAGTCTGCAAGAGGTTAGATGAAGTCGTACAAAAGGCGAATGGACTTAAATAGTTATTTATTTGAGGAAGATTTTGAAGAGTTTTGTAGGAGTTCCTACAATAAAATCCAAGTTGCATGTGAATTTTTAGGAATCATAAACGATGAGGATTATCAGGGTTTTAAGGAAAGGTGTTATACCCAACTTGAAACTGATTATATAAACAGTATCGAGAATTTGACGATACATTAAATGGAGAATATATGAGTATATTAGGTGGTATGGGAAATACCGAAAATAAACAACAAATCTACTTAGGATTCAAAACAATGGGTCAGAAGTTTTATGCTAATGGTGAAACTGAGGTTGATGTTAAATATCTACAGCTAGACCCTGAAACTTTTAAATCAGGATGGGGTAGGTACACAAAGGCTGATGGTTTCCAATATAAATGGGATGCTAAGTTTGGCTCAGTTGACCCTAAACCTGATGAGGATTGGAAAAGAGCCTTTTCTTGCTGGGTAATGCCACATGGTGCAGAACATGCTTATCTATGGCAAAGATTTACTTTTGCTGAATCAAGTGCTTTTGATAGCATTTTAGATTTGTTTTGGAATGACAGAGCTAACAATGTAGGTAAATTGCCAGTTGTAGAGTTTACTGGTTCAAAGATAATACAAGTAGGCATGGGTAGTTCATCAGAGCTTTCATTTAAGTTCAGTAAATGGGCAGATAGATTTGATGGCAATGCTATACCTGATTGGTATATAGACCCTGATGCACCAGCAGATGACGATGATGGTTTTGTATCACCAAATGAAGGTCTTGCAGATAAAGTGAATGACATGATAGTAAAGACATCTGAGCTATCTGACGATGATATTCCTTTCTGATGCAGTCTGTTGATTGGGTAAAAATAGCACCTGAAGTTGCAAAGCAGCTTTTAGGTGAGCCAAAGAGTATCTCATCTACAGAAATGAGATGGGGTACTCATGGCAGTATGGTTCTCAATCTAGAGAAAGGCACTTTCTATACATTCGAAGGTGGCTTTGGTGGTGGGGTTGTAGAGCTTATTAAATACATGAATGAAGATGTAACAACAGTTTTAAAACAGTTTGGTTATGATCAAGCATTGTCCTCTGACTCCTTACTCAGTGTTAGTGTGACTCCCCCAAATGGCATTAACAAGGGCAATGCAAGATCATTTGATAGAAAACAAATGGGAAACCTTTTTACAGAAGCATCTATAGCAATGCAGTATGCTAAAGATTTTTGGGTTATGAGGTTTCCCACTGGTCATAGAATCAAACAAAAATATGCACCATTTAGTAAAAATACAGATGGTACTTGGTCACTAAAAAGACCTGAAGGCATTATGCCTTTGTACTATAAAGCAGAGCATACAGATAAGCCTATTTTAGTATCAGAGGGTGAGAAAGCTACATTAGGTGCAGAGAAGATATATGAAGGCGACTGTGCAACGTGGCATGGTGGCGTTAATAGTTGGAAAAAGTCTGACTGGTCACCTTTGTATGGTAAAGAAGTTTGGATATTTCCTGATAATGATGAAGCTGGATTTAAGTGTGCTAATGAAATAGCAGATATGCTAACAAAAAATAAATCTACAGTTAAAGTAATTACACCACCATCACATTTTAAAGCTAAAGATGATTTGTGGGATGCACATATAAGAGGTGATTTTCCAACGTCAGGTGACTTAGTGACATATATAGAAAGCATGGATGAGTTTAAAGAGATAAAAGCACCTAGAGCCAGTCTATATTTCCAAACAGTTGATGAGATTATGTCTAATATAACTGAGCCTGACTGGTTGATTGATAAATGTATAGAACGTGGCACAGTGACATCTATATTTGGTGCAGCTAAAAGTGGTAAGTCATTTATAGCTATTGATATGGCATGTGCTGTTGCATCAGGAAGGACTTTTTATGGTTATGAAACTAAACCAGCTACAGTGCTTTATTTAGCTGGAGAAGGTTTTACTGGTGTGGGCAGAAGAATAAAAAGCCATGAGCAACATCACGACTACAGTTTAAAAAATAAGCCTTTATTGGTTAGTAACAGAGGAACAAGAATTGGTGATAATGAAGATTTTAAGAATCTACAAGAGGTTTGTAGAAACATAGAAAAGGAACAAGGTTCAATAGGAATGATTATTGTGGATACTTTGGCTAGAAACTATGGTCTCAATGAGAATAGCACAGAAGATATGAATAAGTTTATCCAGCATATAGATGATTTAAAAGAAGAGTTTAATGCATCTATTATTATTGTTCACCATACTGGTCATGGTAGTGGTGCTAGATCAAGAGGAAGCTCAGTATTACCTGCAGCATTAGATTATGAGTTTAAGGTAGATAGAGATAAAAATAGTGATGATGCGGCTATGTTAGTTAATTTGAAGCAGACATTAGTCAAAGATGGTACGCCTATTGATGAAATGTATTTAAAGTTCAAGGAAATAGAACTGTTAGGATTTAAAGGTGTTACATCAGGTGTACTGTTAGAAACTGATGAAAAGCCAAAATATAATCTTTGGACGCCAAAAAGAAGAGAAACAAATAAAGCTATAGAAGATTATCAGTTAGAAAAAAATCCAAAAAGTCCAAGTGATGTATGGGTAAAAAATTCAATTTTAGCATCAATATTAGATGTAAAAGAAAAGACAATGACTGGTAGATTAAGAGATTTAGCAAACAATGATTTGGTGCATTATCATGAAGATAAGGGTTATCAATCTAAAAGGTGGGATAATGAGTTATATTAACTGGATTAGTTTTGGATTGGTTTTGGACTGTTTTTGGATTGGTTTTAGTGCCAAATTACCCAAAAGTTGGATGGATTGGTTTGCTTTTTATAAGCAACCAGTCCCAATCCACTTATAATTCACAAAATGAGACCAATCCAATGAAAACATATTTAGATGAAACTTTAGATACAAAATTAAAAGAATTAAGAATTTATGAATCTGAAACATATGAGAGGTGGGGTAGTAGAAAAAGAATATTTAATATGGTTGGTGTTAATTTTGAAATTAAATTTTGTAGAGCTGAAATGTTGTTAAAAGATACATTACATGATGCTCATGCAAAAAAGAAAATACAAATGGTCGAAATGATGCATAGAGCTTTTGATGCACTTAACAAGAAATGTGAAGAGAGTGGTTATACAAGAATACAACCTAATACAAGATGTTTTAACTTTGACAAGAAAACAGCAATAGTTTGTGACACTGATGATGAGAAGCCAATCTTAAATAAGATACATAAAGATGAGCCTGACATGATGATCTTTAGTGTAGAGGAATTACTTAGATGTATCCCAAAAGATTTTATGAAAGCAAAAGAGTTATTGTCTAAGTTAGATAAGACTGTAAATTTTGAAAGGATAAGTTATGACTAAGTGGCATGGTGGTAAGGGTAGTTCAAGACGTCCTGAGAATACAAAAAAATATGAAGATAACTATGAAGCTATCTTTGGTAAGAAAAAGAAAAAGAAAAAGAAAGATGATAGGAAAAGCGATAGATAGATTCTTTGAGTGGTCGTTTCAGAACACTGAAGATAAATTAACAAAAAGGAGTGAAGTAAAGATGAGTATTAAAAAGAAAAAGCATGACCCAGTATCTGCACCTAAGCACTACAACAATGGAAAGGTGGAGTGCATTGAGTATATTAAACAACAATTAGGCTCAGAGTTTCCTAGTTATCTAGAGGGTTCAGCCATAAAGTATATACATAGACATCGTATGAAGGATGCCAACATACAAGACTTACAAAAGGCTAAATGGTATATTGATAAATTGATAGCACATTATGAGGAACTATGACAATAACAATAAACGTAAAGACTAACGAGAAAGAGCTAAAGAAACAGATGGGATTGTTTAAAAGAAAACACTTACCTGATGCAACCGCTAAAGCTATCAACAATGTAGGTGCAAAGGTAGTCAATGCACAAAGAGCACAGATACAAAAGAGATTAGATAGACCAACACCATTTACTATTAAGTCAGTAGATATGCCTAAGAAGTTTAGAGCTAAACCTAATGATCTATCAGCTCTTATCTTTGTCAAAGATATTGCAGCTAAGTATCTCAAGTATGTATATGAGGGTGGTATAGAGAAGGCAAAGAAATCATCTATACTTGCACCAGTTACATCAGCAGGTGGTGAAAGGTTAAACAAATTTGGTAACATCATTGGCAAGAAGAGTAACAAGGCTGATGCACCGAAGAAAATATTCTACACAAACAATGCATTATGGAAGAGAGAAGGCAAGGACAACCTTAAACTCTTGGCTGTATCTAAACCATTCATCAAACATAGAAAGTTCTTGGATTTCTTTAAGATTGCTATAGGTGTAGTCAACAATAACTATAAGAAAGAGCTGGATAGACAAATAAGGAAGGCGGTTAGAAGATGAGTAGGTTCTTACTGAAGGCTAAAAGCATCGAAGGTTGCGATTTTTTTATTTTTCTAGACGAAGGTCAACAAAATCAGGTTTATTCACGCTAACGTATGGCCACGCAGAAGGATTTAGCTGATCATTTGTTCATTTCACCCCAAGCGGTGGGAAACCTTGTTAAAAATGGCGTAATTACAGTACATAAGGGCAGATCGCCAATAGATATTGAATTTGCTAGACGTGAATATTTAGAACATTTAAGAAAAAATCAGAATCACTACAAAAAGACTGGTAATAGCGGTGATATTGTTGAAGAGTCAACAAGACTTAAAAAGTTCCAAGCAGACAAAGCAGAATTAGAAGTTAACCAGCTAGAAGGTAAATTAATACCTGCATCACTAGTTAGAGACACATGGAGTGGCTTAGTATCAAATGCACATGCTAAGTTCTTAAATATACCAACAAATCTTGCTCATCAAGTATTAGCAGCAGAAGATTTTAATGAAGCATCAAGTTTAATCAAAAAAAGTATATATGAAGCATTAGAGGAGTTATCAGGCGATGGAATACCAACAGAATATGCAGAACGTACTGGAACAAGTACAAAAGCAGTGGAGACCACCAACAGAACTGAAGATATCTGAGTGGGCAGACACTTACAGGTTTTTATCACCTGAATCATCTGCAATTAGTGGAAAATACAGAACTGACTATGCACCATACCAAAAAGAGATCATGGATGCTTTCAATGACCCAAACATAGAACGTATTGTTTGGATGAAGTCTGCTCAGGTTGGTGCGACTGAGATTTTAAATAATGTTGTTGGTTATTATGTTCACATGCAACCTTCACCTATTCTAGTTATGCAGCCTACTTTACAAATGGCTCAAGCCTACAGTAAAGAGAAACTAGCAAACATGCTAAGAGATACGCCAGTGCTAAAAGCAAGACTAAATGAGTCAAAAAGCAAAGATAGCTCTAATACAGTACTATCAAAGAAGTTTTTAGGCGGAACTACACTAAACATGGTTGGTTCTAATTCTGCTGCATCAGTAGCAAGTAGAGCTGTAAGAATCCTATGTATTGATGAAGTTGATAGAATGGAAGCAAGTGTAGGTAGTGAGGGTGACCCAGTATTATTAGCATCTAAACGTACACAAACCTTCTTTAATCGCAAAATCTATTTATGCAGTACACCAACAGTAAAAGGTCTTTCTCGTATTGAAGCTGCTTTTGAGGAAAGTGATCAAAGATACTACTATGTTCCTTGCCCTGAATGCGGACACATGCAAACGCTAAAATGGTCAAATGTAATATGGGAAGATGATAAACCCGAAACTGCAATATACACATGCGAAGAGAATGGATGTGTTATTGAAGAATCTAAAAAACATAAGATGTTAAAGAATGGAGAGTGGAGAGCTACAACAGAAACCAAAAAAACAGCAGGATTTCATTTAAACGAGCTTTACTCAGTTTTTAGCACATGGGCATCAATGGCAGAAAACTTTCTTGAATCTAAGAAACAACCTGAAATGTTAAAAACATTTATAAATACTAGTTTAGGCGAAACATGGGAACCTGAACCTGAAGAAGCTGTAGAAGCAGAAGGACTACTATCAAGAAGAGAAAGCTATGATGGTCAAACTATACCTGATGAAGCATTAGTGCTTACATGCGGAGTTGATGTGCAAAAAGATCGTCTTGAGTGTCAAGTTGTGGCTTTTTCGCACAATTATGAAATGTGGGTCGTTGAATACAAGATTTTGTATGGTTCTACAGGTCAACAAGACGTTTGGAATCAATTAGATAGATATTTGCTAACTAAATTTAAAACACATGCAGGAAGAGCTATGACTATAGCTTGTACTACTATTGACTCAGGTTTCCAAACACAAATGGTTTATGCTTTTACTAAAAACAAGAAAGGCAGAAGGATATTTGCAATAAAAGGTCAATCACAAAGCGGAAAGACTGTTGTAGGTAAACCAACAAGAGTTGGTAAAGAAAATAACACTTTATACCCAGTAGGAAGTGATACAGCTAAAGAAGTTATCTATTCTAGACTTGCTGTTGAATATGGTTACTCAACTTTGCATTTTGCAAGTGAGTTAGATGAAGAGTATTTTAAACAACTAACAGCAGAGCAAAGATTTGTTAAATTTGTAAAAGGTAGAAAGACTTTGTACTGGAAACAGATAAGAGAACGTAATGAAGCCTTAGATACTATTTGTTATGCATTAGCTGCAGCATATATCTTAAATCCTAACTTTGATGTCATAGAACAAAAGTTATTAACAGGTAATGCACAAGAGCCTGACCCAAATAGAGTTGCAAAAGCTAAAAAGGGAATAAATAGGAAGAATTTTGCAACATCGTGGAAATATTAAATAATCCCTTTACCATATTGCAAAAAAGGTTTAATCAAGTAATATAAGATTAGATATATCTATTTATTATGAGGTTTTTGATTGAGCAACAAATTTGATTCAACCAACTATCCAACTGAAGTTCCTGATGAATTGCAGCTTGGTGACTTTTGGGCATGGAA